AGGATATATCTGCAGGATCTTCAAAATACTGCAGCAGCAGCAGATATGCTTTCAAAGCGTTGGGTGATAGGTGAGGCTGTCCAATTGTACAAAGAAGCAAGGGAAGCCAAGCAATACGCTCCGGCTGCTAGGATACTTGGAATGCTTGGAAGTGAGGTAGGAGCACTGCAGGAAAACAAACAAATAAATCAAACGGTTACGGTTGAGCATATGCTTGGAAACATTCCAAAAGGAATAGAATCATCACCAAAGCAAATCAATTGATTTTCCGTTTTCTCAAGAAAGCAGGAAAAAAAGGCATCAACCAGGTAATATTCAAAATGTGAAATAAACAAATATTGGATATTCAAATAAATAAACATTTGAAGGTCTTGATATCAAAATCTTTTGATCTTCAAACATTCAAAGATTGACCCCCCTGGCCCTGGCCAGGGCCAGCCCCCATATATATATTAGGAGTCCCCTAGTCATTTCCACCCCCAACCTCCATGAACAACCGATCTTATTGTCTTTGCACGGCGGCAGAGTGCCCCCGAAGGGCCTTTTGCGCCCGTCACGTCACGAACATCCCCACTTCAACATGGGGAGTCCCAGCGGATTTATCCTCCTGGTGTCGCCCGATGATGGGAGCAGCGGGATTCCTCCCCAAGAAATCCACTAACGATGGAACCAACGACGCAGCCTGAGTCCCACCCGGACTACGAGGCCCTCAAGCAGATCGTCACAACGGCGTACCATTTCCCGATGTGGTACTACCAGCACGCCTTGAAGGTCCAGCAGTTTGGCAGTGGCGAGTTGATTCCGTTCATCTTGAACCCGATCCAGTACATTTTGCACCGCATCGCGGAGCGTCAGTTACGCGAGCAGGGCCAGGTGCGGATGATCGTCCTCAAGGCCCGTCGGTTTGGTGTCAGCACCTGGGTCCAAGGGCGGTATTTCCACCGTGCGGCAACGAGGGAGAACAAGAATGTGATGATCGTCACGCACTCCCGTGCGGCGACGAACAGCATGTTTGGGATGTCGAGGACGATGGAAGAACACTTACCGCCGATTTTGAAGCCGGAGGTCCGGTATTCGGGCAAGAACGAGTTGGTATGGGGCAAGTTGGGCAGTGAGTACGGTCTGGCGACAGTAGGAGGCCGTGAGGTACGGGGTTCCAAGACGGATTTCCTGCACTGTTCGGAGGTTGCCTTCTGGGGGGACGGTGGGGAGGACTACCTGACGGGCTTGTTGAACACGGTGGTGCAGGGGTACGAGACGGAGGTGATCTTAGAATCCACCGCCAACGGGGTAGGCGGAGTATTCTACGACATGTTTTGGGATGCGGAGGCAGGGGACAGTGGTTTTGAGGCGGTATTCATCCCTTGGTACTGTTATTCGCACTACAAGAAGCCGTTTGGATCGATGGAAGAGCGGCAGGCGTTTTCGGACATGGTGGGAACAGACGCGAGGTATGGGGGAGAGGAGGAGAGGTTGTTGTTGGAGCAGGAGATTTCCTTTGACGTAGGGGAGGACCCGTTGGCATCGATGGTTCCAGCGGACATTACGATTCCGGCGGTTCAGTCGGCATCCTCCACTACCGAGGAGGAAGCAGGAGAGAACCCGAACGAGTTCATTTTTCGGGTAACGTTGGAGCATTTGCATTGGAGGCGGGAGTGCATTCGGACGCAGTGTCAGGGGGATTTGGACAAGTTCCACCAGGAGTATCCGACATCAGCGAGGGAGGCATTTGTCACAACCGGACGTGGGGTATTTGACCGGGAGGTGTTGAACGAGTTGTACATGAAGTCGCAGAAGCTGATGCGGGAAGATCCGGCATGGCAGTACACGATTCCGGTGAAGAAACGCAAGCCGGATGGTCGCAATGCGTACTTGCTGGAGCCTGTGGAGGCTGGAGAGAAGGCGGCAGAGTTGACGGTATGGCGGATGCCGAGGACAGGTCGGGAGTATCGGATTGGGGCAGACGTATCGGAGGGGATAGAGGTAGGATCGCGGGACACGGACTACAGTGTTGCGGTAGTGTTGGACGCAGAGACATATGAGGAGTGCGCGACCTTGAGGACCAAGATCGACCCGGATTTGTTTGCATGGCAGTTAACGGCCTTGGGCCGTTGGTACAACGAGGCGTTGCTGACGGTGGAGAGCAACAACCACGGGCTGGTAACGCTCAAGTTCCTGCAGGAGTTCCACAACTACCCGAACTTGTACTTTGACAAGACGTTGGACGAGAGGTCGAACCGGGCGACCCGCAAGATTGGGTTCAAGACATCGGTAAAGACGAAGCCGGTGTTGGTGGACTACTTACGGGAGTTGCTCCGTGAGCGTGAACTGGTCGTACACAGCCCACGGGTGATTGACGAGTTACAGACGTTTGTTTTTTTACCAAATGGGAAGACGGCAGCGCAGTTGGGATCGCATGACGACTGTGTGATGGCGTTGGCATTGGCAGCATTATCGTGCAAGTTGCACCCCTGGAGCAGTGCGCCTCGACGTGGGGACACCTGGCATGGGGCCTCTCAGTACCAGCAGACGCAGTGGGGGGTGTACATCCCGCCGAGCATATAGTATTGAGATTTAGACAGATTTAGACATAATGGCTAGGAAAAAACGCAAAAAACGTCCTTCCAGTCCCAGTGTACCGACGCCGACGCCGACGCCGGTACGTTGGGCGGGTGTGGGAACCATTAGGGGCAAGCGACGCAGGAAGAAGAGACATGGGTAGTTGGAAATCGGGGCGTCGTGGTTGGGGCAACTACGAGGACTTATCAGGCAGAAGGTTTGGCCGTTGGACGGTGCAGTACCGTGCAGAGGACAACGAGTGGGGTCAGGCGATGTGGTTCTGCGTTTGTGATTGTGGATACAAGGCGAGAACGCAGGGCAAGGTATTACGGAGTGGGAGATCCCGTTCCTGCGGGTGTTTGAAGTCGGAGATGGTATCGGAGCGGATGAAGCGGCAATGGAGGGACGGGACTTTCGCAAGGGCAGGACAACGACGGAATCGGCAGAGGAAGACAAATGAAGTATGGCAATAGGAAGAAACCTCGTCAGCAGCAGTCCGGCAAGGGCTACGCCTTGAGGACGCTGGACATAGGAGCCTGTGGGTGTTGCACCCCAGCCAGGTAACCATCAACACCAACTATCGTAGGAGTAGAAGGATATGTACGGAAGCAAGAGCAAAATGATGAAGAAACCAGCCGTTGGAAAAACCTCAAAGAAGATGTCTCCGGCGATGAAGAAGCAGATGATGATGATGAAGGCCAAGAAGGGGATGAAGAAGAAGTGAGTCCAGAAGAAGAAAACTACGACGTGATCGTAGTGGACATGGACCCGTTGTTGGACGAACTGGTGGAGATTCGGGCGTTGTTGGAGCGGTTGATCTACCACGTCGAGGACCGTTGGAACGTAGATGACCAAAAAGCCAAGAGTCCGTAATTACCGGAGGGAGTATGATCAGTTTCATGCGAAACCGGAGCAGAAGAAGGCCCGTGCCGCAAGGAACACGGCCCGTCGGCGCATGGTGGGAGCGGGACGCCTTACGAAGGGGGACCGGACCCGCGAGGTCGATCATCGCGATGGAAACCCAAGAAACAACAAGCCGAGCAATTTGCGAGTGATCAGCAGAAGAGCGAACCGGAAGAAGCAGTAATGGCAGTATTTCCAGAGGACGCAGAAGAAATTCTAGACGAGGAGGGCTTGGATGCTCCAGAGGCGGTAGAGGTCAAGGTGATTTCTGCGCCATTGGATGACATCGGCAAGGTCGTTCGGGATTTGTTTGAGCAGGCGAAGGAGTACCGTCGGGAGAACGAGTTGATCTGGCGGGACGCCTACGATGCGTATCGGGCGAAGTATCCTGAGAAGATCAACAGTGCGGGTGGAGACAGTGTAGCGGCCCGTCGGGGGATCTTCATCAACCAGACCCGTCGCAAGGTCAATTCGGCAAAGGTCAAGATTGGTTCCTTGCTGTTTGACGATGGCAGAATCCCGTTTGCGGTAACCCCGTCGAGGAAGCCGAGGTACTTGCCACAGGATCTGGTCCAGCAGGGCCTGCAGGGATACCAGTTACTGGACGCCGTGAAACAGCGATCTCAGAACATGGAGGACCGGATTCGGGACGTACTGGACCAGACTCATTACCTGGACAGCCTGTTGGACGGCATCCATGAACTTTGTCTGTACGGGACCTGTGTCACAAAGTCTCCGATGTTGGAGTATGTGAACTATCCGGTGTACCAGACGACCAGAACGATGGACCCGGCATCAGGCCAGTTCATGGAGCAGGTAGAGAGTCAGATTGAGTCGGAACTGGTTCCATCGGTGGACTACGTCAGCATTTGGAATGTCTTTCCGACCCCGGAGGCGACATCGGCAGACGATGCGGAGTATGTGATCCAGCGTTCGTTTCTGTCATCGATCCAGTTACGGGAGTTGGGAAGATCGCAGGAAGGGTTTTTACCAGAGGTCATCGATGAGGTGATTTCTGGAGACATTGGCAGTGTCGAGGGGCAGGACCAGAGTGAGCATCCGAAGACGTTGGACGAGACGAATTCGCACCGTGTGAAGAAGTTTGAGGTCTTGGAATTCTGGGGAAAGCTGGACGCAAAGGACCTGCAGGGGCATTTGCCGATTGAGGATGACTTTACGGGGACATTGGACGTAGTGGCGCATGTCGTGGGCCACAAGGTCATCAAGATGGCAATCAACCCGTTTGATGGCCGCAAGCCGTATGACTTTGCCTACTGGCAACGGAACCCGGAGAGCATTTGGGGCGATGGAATCTACTATGCGATTCGGGACGTACAGCATCTGATCAACTTTGCCTATGCGATGTTGGTCGAGGGCAAGGAACTATCGGCAGTCCCGATGACCGTGGTCAATCCGGCAGCCTTTGAAAGTGGCAGTGACCTGGAGTCGATCCGCGCAGGAAAGCAGTTCAAGGTCCGCAGTGGGATGAGTGTGCAGGATGCGTTTGCATCGATTGTGATCCCAGACGTGACGAGTGGGTTGCTCAACCTGATCCAGGTGTTGGAGCGGGAAGCAGATCTCGACAGTGGTCAGACAGCGATTGGGTATGGGGACATGTCTCCTTCGCAGACCCGGACGGCGACAGGGATGTCGATCTTGAATTCCAACGCAAACAAGCAAACGGCAGACGTGGTCCGTTCGATCAGTGACATGATCACACGGAACATTGAGGCGATCTACCGTTGGATCATGGTAGACAGCAGTGATCCTTCCTTGAAGGGGGACTACGAGGCGATCTGCACAGGCTGGACGCAGTATGTGGCAAAGGAAGTCCACAACACGCAACTGATCCAGTTTCTCAGCACAATCGGCCAGTTACCGCAGTTACAGAACTACATCCGGTACGACGCCTTTGTGCAGCCGTTGGTACGGGCCTTCAACCTGGACCCGGAGATGATCGTCAAATCGGAGCAGGAGGTCCAGCAGAACCAGCAGCAGCAAATGCAGCAGCAGGCACAGCAGGCACAGCAGGCCGAGCAGATGAAGATCCAGTCGTTGCAGCAGGAACTCCAATTACGCAGCGAATTTGAAAAGACGAAAGCCATTTTGGATGAAAAGAAGGCAGCCAGTGAGGACATCCGCCAGAGTCAGATTCAAGAGCGGATGGAGTTATTGAGACAGGGGAATGTACTGCGGGAGGCCATCCCTGATTATTACGGAATGAGCATGTTGATCAACGAGGAGCAGCAGAAGCAGGCGCAACAGCAGCAGATGCAGATGCAGGCGCAGCAGGCGATGCAGGCACAGGCAGCCCAGCAGCAGGCGATGCAGGCA